ATCAACCACAGGTGCATTAAAACTAAAATCTCGACCACCATCACTATAACTTACACTGGCTGATACAGTTCTTGTTGTGTACAAGTCACTTACTGCAAGTGCACCCGTTTTTAATATTTTATCACCGCTGTAAAAAGTTTTTCCGTTTAAAACATTGCCTTCTGTGGCGGTAGCCAGGGCAAGCTTTTCTTCTGTAAGACCACCAACAGGCATCGCTTTTTCCGTATAAGCCATATTATTCCCCCTTTATGTAATCGGTATTGCGGAAACCACGTTCCCGTTCTCATCTTCGTACCAATGGGCATACAGCTCATCGGTCGGGTTGCCGTCAGCATCTTCAAACGCAAACCATACACCACGAACACTCTGTGAAGTTGCAGCCTTTGTTGCGTTTTCTGCAGTTTCTGCTTCTTGCGCCTTATCCACAACGCCATCATTATCAGTGTCATAAACATTTTTGTTCATAGCATCTTGAATATCATCAGCCGTCAGAGTAATACTTTTCCCACTTTTTCCGTTTACTGTGGTCGGGTCACCCTGCGGTCCCTGCAATCCCTGTGGACCCTGAATGCCCTGTGCTCCCTGCTCGCCCTGCACCCCCTGGGGACCAACGGGACCTGTTGCCCCTTGCACACCCTGAATGCCTTGGATACCTTGTGGACCCTGCGGACCTCTCATTGAACCAATGTTTGTCCACTCGCCCTTATCCACATCCCACAGATAAATTGTGTTGTCAGTATCGCTGCCTACTGCATAGGCATCCCCTTCATTTCCTGTCGGGTGCGCCGCTTTGAGTTCCGTCAGTGTTGAATAAAGGCTTTTTATAACAAAGCTTTTGCCGTCTTCACCCGCATCACCTTTAAGCCCCTGTGGCCCCTGCACACCCTGGATGCCTTGTTCACCCTGTGGTCCAGCAGGGCCAACAGGCCCCTGAACACCCTGCACCCCCTGCGGACCTGCAGGGCCTTTGATATTTCTTGGTGCTGGTAATTCAGCTTCATTGGTCTGCACAAAAGCCCATTCCAGGTCACCACTGATATTTACTGTAGGCACTGCAATTTTACCCTGAATACCCTGCGGGCCAATCGGACCTGTGTCACCTTTTTCGCCCTGCGGACCTGGCATGCCAATAACAACAGTTTCGCTGCCATTGTCCGTTACATCACTGTTTGCAAATTTAATTCTTGTTCGCTGCGGCAATGTGTTGCCGTTTTTGTCGATAACAAGATGGCCACTGGATGCTGTTGCCACCCAGTCTGTGCCGTCCTTGCTTATTTCAATCTGTCCGTCACCGTTAAGGCGGATAAATGCAATATCCTCCGCTTTTACAGGTTCACCGCCCTGCTGCAGATAATCAACAAGTTCGTTATGTTTTTCGGCTATCAGTTCCGGCAGTCTGTCAAAAATGTCTTTAATATCCCTTGTGCTTTTTTCACCGTCAGCATTAAGGATATCCGGGGCACTTTTTACATTGTTTTGATTTATTTCAATTTCTGTTATTCGCATTTTTACCTCCTGTTTTTACTGTAATTTCCGATTTTATAAATCTTTGTTATTCCCTGTATACCAAAGCCTTCGTTCAACTCATTATTTTCAAAAACAAACTGTATACGTTTATACCGTTTGCATCGGGTATAAAAATATATCTCCTTCGGATTGCTGTTTGTATTAAATGTCAGCCTTGCAAAGTCAATATTTGTAAACATCGAAGATATATCCAGAGTATTTTGCTGCACAAGTTTTTTAGCACCGCCGTCAACACAGTAATACACTTTGCAGCTTGAAGAACTGTAAGGTATAAGTGTTACAAGGCACCCTTTTCGCTGCAGTGTTTTAAATCTGTCAATACGTCCTTCATCTTCAACCGGTGTTTTCCACACTGCACATATAGCCTGTCCGTCATCCGAATAACACTCTTTACCCATTGACTCTGTTTTTAAACGTCGTACAAAACCATCCTTTGTCCCAAACCAAAGTATATCTTTTTCAACTGCAAAACAATTTGCAGGCACATTGTTCCAGAAATATGCTTCATATCGGGAACTTTTTTCATTTGCCCGTGCGGCAACAATCTGCCTTGTATCAAACAGATAACAGTTTCCGTTTACTGAAATGATATAAAAATCCTTCCATACACACGCTGCCGCATCTTCAATCCTTTCTTCGTTTATTAGCCTTGCATCCACCTGTCCGGAACGGTTTACAAGCATTTTCTGTGATGTTATAACGCTGCTTACCACCGCAAAAACCCCGCGTGAAGACAAAAACAGCGGTTCATCATTTACAACAGCAAAACAATGCTTTGACACAGCGCCTATGCCGCCAATACAGCTTTGCACCATAAAAACAGCCCTGCCGTCACTGTCTGCAGACACACTGCGCATAAACAGGGTTGTGTCCTGCCCGTTGCCTTCCTTTACTATTCCAAGATATTCCCCCATTTTCAGATATCCCATAACCGCAGTTTGACCGCTGCCTATGTTTGCATAATCAAGATCCGAAAAATATGTAGGGTCAAACACCCCGCTCCAGAAATCCTTGTGAGGGCAATCCGGATTACCGCTGAGAAACACCCTGTTTTCACCGCCGAGTCCATAAAGAGCACATATTGTACATCCCAATATTTTTTCTTTGTATCCGCTTATCATCTTTGTATATGTAACAAAAATATTGTCCTGTCCTGCAATAACAGCAGGATGTGCTTTTACAAATGTGATTTTGCCAAGAGTCAGATTAACTGTGTAATCCGTATCCTTTACAAGTTCTGTTCGTTCAGCATCATGACCAAGCACTTCGATTTTATCAACACTGTCAATATTGTCAGTTCCCAGCTGATAAATAAGATCATCATCTGTGCCGATAAAATTTTCTCTGCGCTTTGACGTAAGCATATTGATATTTTCATAGCTTTCGCCACCGCCCTGTGGTGTTCTTGCTATTGTAATAAGCGGAACATATGCATTTTCAGTCACACTTTCAAGCTTTGCTCCATCAAAAACCAAATATTCTTTGCCTGTGAGAATATAAAAACCGCCATTTTCTCCTTTCAATGCATAAAAACCACAGCCTTTGGCGTTGTTTATTCCGGAAAGTAAAACAGTAGGAGTGTCATCAAGCAGATATATTTTATCGCCGCAATGGCAAATGGTATGTTTAATCTTATCAATAGTGCAAAACCATATATTGTGCACCTCACCATCAAGAGAGAAAACTGTTTCCCATCCGGGTCGCTTTACTGGATTTGTACTACCATCAGGCATCATATTGAGGCAATAAGGTGAACGGTTGCTGTCAACAAGTGACGGATGTGTCGAAAAATCCACACCTTTAAGTTTTTCGTATTTGGACAGCACCTGTTTATTTAAACTTGCCATTTAACACACCTCCATCTCAACGGCAGGGGTTACAAGGTCAAGCAGTGTAACATACTGATTGTTATAGACTGCCGCAAGAGTCGTCTCCTCCTGAGCCTGCATAAGCTTTGCAGCAAGAGCATAGCACATTGGCGCGTACAGTTCGCTTTCACAGTCAATTACATCTTCCATACTTTTTATTTTCATCGGCTGTGTCAGCAGAGATTTTCCTTTTTTGCATCTTATCTGATTATTGTTCAAAAATATTTCTGCCAGCAGAATATTCATTATTCTGACTGCAAAATATTCCATATCGTCTTCATCATCTGTGCGGGATATATTAAGAGCCAGTGCATTTTCATAAATTTCCTTTGCTGTCATTTGTTTCCCTCCTTTTTAAATAATCCGCCACAAACGTGGCGGATTATTCAGTTTTATTTGTATCAGATAGTTTTTTCGCTTACTGCAGAATCAAACAATCCTGTTTTGTAAGCATAAGCCCTGATAACAGTACCTGCTTCCACACCTTCCGGCTGTCCCATAACTGCTGTTACGGAATATCTTGGGTCACTGCCGTCAGTTGTATATTTAAACTGTGCGCTGTCAGTTGCAGATGTAAGTGTGCCTGCTGCACCGATTTCAGGCGCAGAGCAGATTTCTGCTACAGAAGTGTCTACCTCGGCATAAACACCTTTTGCACGGGATGCAATAACAAAACAGTCATAATAATTTCTGCCTTCAAGCAGATTGCCGCTGATGCCCGGAGGATCTTTATGCACCTTTGCATCATGGATGTTCACAGGTGCTGTTGCAGCGTTTTTCTGTACGATGATAAAGTTTACGCCTTCCGGCCAGCGGCCTTTTGGCACTTTAACAACCGTCATATTGTCAAATTTGCCAACCACACCCTTTGTGAGAGATTTTTCTGCCACTCGGTCAATGTGTGTGAACTCGTCGGCAAGTTTAAGCATTTTATAAACCGCTGCATTAACAAACAGGGTTCTGCCGTTCTGTGCAACCTCTGCATCGTCAAGATACACTGTGCCGTCTGTAATTCGGTCAACAATATTACTTTTGGAAAGCGGTTCATCCTTGCCGATAATTGTGCCTGCTTTGTGGCTGAGTTTTCGGAGGGAATAGCGGTCAAACTCAGGGATAGCACGTTCTGCAAGCTGCAGACCAAGCATCTTTTTGGCAAAATCCGCCGTATCATTTTTGTCGCTGGAATTTCCCTTGTCAATTGTCAAAGCAAAGCTTTTATCCTGTGAGAGTGTCATTTCCTGCACGGCATCCTTGAGTTCTGCAGGTTCACCGTATCTGTTTGCACCACTGCGCATATAGTCATTCATGGGTACTGTCACAGGTGCTGAAATTTTTACCGTTTTTGCACCTGTAAAACTGTACTCTGTTGTAAGATGAGGTGCAACAAGGCTTGTTGTAAGATAGCCTTCTTTAAGGTCTTTATCAAATTTAATGTTTACTGTTTCTGACATATTTTAACTTCTCCTTTACATTTTCTGCACATTTACCATGTGCTTTTCATAAGTTTTAAAAATTCATTTTCCTTTGGTTTTGCCGCGCCAACATCTGCGGCAGACGGTGTGCTGTTTTTTGCAGCTTTCTGCTGGCTTCTGAGCATATCGATTTCTCTTTTTGCTTCGTTAAGTTCCTCACTGATTTTGTTGCCGTAAAAACGGCTGTAAGCATCAGAAATCTTTTCGCCATGCTTTGCTGCACCAAGCACAGATTCCGGGATATCTTTGCAGCCCGGATTTTGGCATACAAATTCCATAAGCTGTGCTTTCCAGTCATTTTGCTTCATTTCAGCTTCACTGCGCTGCATCTGCCTGCGGCACTCCTCAATTTCGCTCACCGCTCTGGCAATTTCATCCAGAGGTGTGTTGGCAATGCTGCCATAGCGGCTTATCAGATTATCTGTAACAAAGTCGCTGTGCATGTCCATAACAAGCTGAGCGGTTGTTTTTCCGCTTCGGCCTGCAATTGTCTGCAGTGTGCTCAGTCTGGCGTCATTTTTTGCTGCAGCAAGCTGATTTTTTATATGTTCAAACGCCATGCCTTTCTGTGCCTGAGCAACCGCCTGACTCAGCGGTACCTGCACTTTTTCTCCATACAGATTAAGTTCCACCATCATCTCCGGCTGGTCTGCCGTATTTTCCGGTGTATTTCCGTCTTCGGCTCCAACAGTTTCCAACTCTGCTGCATCATCGTTTTCATCTGTTTCTGCCTCTGCTGCGGAAATATTTTCATTATGCACTTTTGTTTCTTCCGCTTCTGTATTCACAGGTGTTTCCAAAACCTCTGTGCTATCTATAGAAATGGTATTTTCTATCATAAAAATGTCCTTTCTCCCCAAAATGGGTGCAAAAAAAGCTTTGACTGCAAAATCGTCAAATCTTGTATGATTATTAACTTGCTATTCAAATCAGATTTCAATCTCAAAAACGTCGGTACTGTCCATCAGATTTATGTATTTTTCAACTGTGATATTATGATACTTGGCACATTTTTTGTTGGTGCAGCCAAAGTATAAAACCTGATATGGTTTTTCATCCCTTATAATCACACGGCTGTCCACTATACCAAGCGGACGTTCGGAACAGCTACAAAGTTTCATCGGTCATCACCTCCTGCAAAAAATCTGCGTTTTCATCTGTGCGGGCATCCCTTGCTGCTCTTACTGCATCGATGATTCTGTTTTTGTTCGGCAGAATCCTGCCAGGCATATTTTCCAGATATATAAGCGCATCATCAATAATGCCCTTTGTAAACAGATTATCCAGTGTCTGTATCTGTGCAGATTCACTCCAGTATTCTGAAGGACCTATGTCCACCACAAGCTGTGCACTGTCATCAATTGTGCGATAGTCCACATAATACTCCACATCATCAACCACCGCTCTGCGTATGCCGTAATGGGTTGTTATAATGTCATACAATATTCGGGCATAGTCCTCCACAAACTGATACAAACCCATTCTCTGCAGTTCCAGCGGCGCAACAGCTGTTTTCTGAAGTGCCACAATCGCCGATGTATTGGTCGGGCTTACATTGCCAAGTGCCGCATCGTTTGCGCCCATAAAATCCTTTGTATAGGCAATTGTTTTTTCCACAATACTCATAAGCTGACTTGCCATATCGTGTGGTTTAAAACTTGTTGCCACTGCATCATTTGGATTGCCGATAACCCCCATCACCGCACCTGGTGATGAATTCCATCTGTCCAGCTTTGTCTTATCGATAAACACCTTTGGGAAAGCATTGTTTTTCTGGTACAAAAGCGCCATTGCCCACAGCTTGTTCACTGCAATCTGATTAGGAATAATGGTTTCCACCGCACCTATACCATGGCAGGAGCCTCTCACGTTTTCCCAGCTCATAAATGCCACAGGATACAGTTTCTGTTCTGTATCGGTTTCCTCAGTCAGCACATTGTGTTCAGTAACCTGCATATAGTGGACAGTGCCGTTTTTCTTGTACAGACGGATGAGCACCGTTACTGTATCTTCCGCAAAACCAAAGTCGTATTCTCCCCTTTCCTCAACATTGGGAAAATGATATTCAAACGCATTGCGGGACATATGTTTCACCAGAATAATATACGGCTGTTTTTCCACTTCGTTGCTTGTGCGGTCCCCAAACACAATATTGGTGTTGCATATAATTTCGCTGTCAGCCATTTTTGTTTCTGCGTCATAACGCACATAAATCGCGCCGTCACCATCAATAGCAGTGTTTTTTATGATATTGCGCAGTTTTGATTTAAATCTTGAGCCTTCGTTTATCTTTTCAATCTCGTTCTGTACAGCGCGCAGTGCAATATCAGTGTCACTATCCTTTTTTAATGAAATTGCCACATCATTTACCATAAGTACACTGATGAGATAGTTAACCACTCTTTTAACAAAATTCAGCACTGGCTTTTCAAGATCAGGTGCATTGAGCCCCTCCCACTGTCTGCCCAGAAAAAAGTTCTGTTGCTGTTTTGTTTTTTCAAACAGATCAATGGATTTTTTATATTCAAGGTCTGTCTGATATTCCTGCCAGATGCTGTGGCAGGTCAGTTTTTTATCTTCCATTTTTCCTCCTTAGATATCATTTCCATAGGCTATCAGCCTTTCAAGCTGTTTGCCGATATCCATCTCCTTTTCTTTATCGTTGCATATAAGCTCTGTTTTTCTGCAGTGAACAGTATAAAACCAATGATGTGCCGCAGCACCTGCCACAGTGCCGATAATCAGGCCTGTAAAAAACACCATAATATTTCCTCCTTACAAACTCATCAGCTGTTTAAGATATTTTTCTTCCAGTTCCATCAGGTCATTGTTGTATTTCTGCTGAATTTCGCTGATAATATCGCCGTAGCTAATGTTCTGTTTTGCACGGTTATCTTCATAGCTGGTTCTATGACGGCTTTTGATACTTTCTATCTCGCCGCCCGCTCCCTGTATAGCAGCCTGCTGAGGAATATTTTTTATTCCCTGCATATAAGCAATGTACAAGTCTCTGAGAGCTGAATTGTTGTTCTGTTCTGCCGCAAGTTTTTGTGCATCAAAGTTCTGCCCAAGCAGATTTTTCCGGCTGTTGTAGCTGTTTTCCAGTGCAGCACGCTGCGCAGCAAGGAGTTCCTGTCTGTAAACTTCTGCCATTACCGCAGCATTGCTGTTTGCCGCTGTTTTTGTCGTGTTTGTTTTTGTTGCAGATGTTTTTTCAACTGTCTTTTTGGGTGTTGCGGCAGCGCTGTTCACCTTTGTTGAATTGACGTTGAGATACGGAATCGGCGGCAGTTCGTCACCTGTAACTGTGTCATAGCGTCGGTTGCCGATTGTTGTTTCCTGCGCTGTTTTTTTCTGTTCGATAGGATACCTGTAAAGCATAAATTCCTCCTTTTAAAAGTTCAAAAAATTGTTTATCTGCCTGTCCATTGTATTTTCCTCATCCTGGGGTTCAGGCCGTACCGCAGGTGATGGTCTGCCCGCCACAAAATAGCGTATGGCATCGGGAGCATGGGTGATTTCATGTGGGTGTGTTGCTGCATCATTTGGATTTGTTCTGTCATGTATCAGTGCAGGCAGTGTGCGTACAAGGTTGGGACAGTTTTCAAAAATCACAAGATTTGCCGTTGTACAGTCCTGCTCGTCCTTATATGGCATCAGCCATTCTTTAAGGTTGTACCATCCCTGTATTCTGTCATTTTCGCTTTTTGTCAGCAGTATTCCATGTTCTGCAAAAATCTCGGCAACACTTTTGCCGGTATCCTGACGTCGGTTGTACAAATCAGGAGGAGCATAATAAAGACTTACACCTTTTTCATCTGCGGCAATAATTTCCTTCGCCGCAGCACTGATTATCAGATTTGGCTTGTATATTTCTTTGTACACATAGGCTTTCCCCTGTGTATCCACCGCAATAAAATACCCTGCAAACATATCCAATCCGTAGTCCATTGTGAAATATCTTTTCCAGTGCTTTGGTATGGCAAAAGGCTTTACCACGTGTATACTGCGGCGGAACTCGGAAAAATACTGTCCTTCAAAAATGTCCCAGTCACCATACAGCAACGCTCTTTTGTCCTTTTCTCCAAGGCGGTTAAGACGGCTGATATATCCTTTGTCGTTTTGCATCAGAAAACTGTTGTCACTGACCTTTGCAGGTATAAACTGCCGTGTGCCGTTTTCATCACTGTATAAACCTGCTGTACACACATCTATAAACCGCTGCTTGACCCAGCTGTGTCCCACACCGCCGGGATTGGTGGAACTTTTTATCTGCTTTGGAAAATCATTTACACCACGTATGCGGCTCATCAGATACACATACATATCCTCGGTAAAATGTGTCAGCTCATCAAAACGTATCACGTCATATTCCGCCGACTGATATTTGTATACGTCATTTTCCCTGTCGCAGTAACCAAAGTCGATAATGCTGCCGTTTGTGAACACCCCTGTGTGCTTTGCCGAATTGTAACGGTAAATCTCCCTGTCAAAAAGAGACAGCGAAACACGGATAAGGCTTTTTTCCAGTTCAGGCAAGGTACGTCTTAAAATCAGCTGCTTTGAACCTGAATATTGCATTGCATACAAAAATGCGTCGATAAGCTGGGCATAGCTTTTGCCTCCCCCCGCCGCACCGCCAAACAGAACTTCATCTGCTTTGCTTTCTATAAATTCTCTTTGCTTTTTGGTTATTTCAAATCTGATTTTTATCCCCTCCTTTTACTCCACCACCTTTATCTCCACGCTGTATGCCTTTTCATTTTCAGGCTTTGTTATGTACATATTGCTCACTGCTTCAAAAGCGGACTTGTCCCCTTTTATCGCTTTGGCAATCTGTGCATACACCACCGCCTGGCGTGCAGTCATTTTGTCGGTGTTAACCGCAAGCACCGATGCAATATCATCCTTTACCTGCTGTGTCACCTTTGTTTTCAACGCCTTTTCCATAATGCGGCTTATGCTGTTTTTACTTTCGTCCGTCACCTTTGCAACCTCCTTTCCCTGCCACTGTCCAAAGCATACCACCGACATATTGCATCTGCGTGGCAACATTGGTGCAATCTTTTGTATATAAATGTTGCACAAAAGTTGCACAAAAAACGGATGCATCATCTCTGATACATCCGTCTTCTGATTATTATTTATTTTTATAGTTTTGCCCGCAGTTCAATTGCTTTTCCTGCAATTACCACATATTTTTCCTTTATATCCTCAAGGTCAAACAGCATTGGCTCATATCTTGGATTTGTTGAAGCAAAAACCAGTCTGTCATAATGTCTGATAACTTTTTTGCACATCGTTTTGTCGCCGACAACAACAACAGCATATTCACCGCTGTTTACCATTTTCTGTTCTACTGCTATAACAATATCTCCTTGTTCAAATCTGGGTTTCATACTGTCATCTTTTATTTTAATGGCAAAAATATTGCCGGCCTCAAGCCATTTTTCAGGCACATCCACATATCCAACCACATCGTTCTGTGCTGACATCGGCACTCCGGGCACAATTCTGTCCAGCAACGGAATTTTCACAAAACAGTCTTTATGCGGTTTTTCTATATCAAGCAGATGCTGTACATCTATCTGCAGTATTTCACTCAGTTTTTTTATTCTGTCACGGCGCATATTGGATATATTCCCGTTTTCCCAGCGCTGGACAGTTGTTTTGGACACCCCTACATAATCACCGATTTCTTCCAGCGTTATTCCCAGTTCTTTCCTGCGTTTTTTTATCAGTTCATCCAT